AAAATAAGGTTGGACTGTTAGAAGCCTTTGAAGATAAGAAAAGAAAAGGTTATAATTGGAACAACCTTATGCTACAACGCTGGGTAGATCATAATGAAGTTGAACATCGTGTGTTAGATGACTATGAGCGTAATAGAGTTTTAGTAGACTTGACAGCACAACCAGATGACGTAAAAGAAAAGATAGCAGAAACTATTGCTGAAGGTATGACAGTTAAACAGCAACAAATGATAGGCGCACAGTTCTTAAAATTCTGTGGCAAATATAATCTAGTTAAATTAAGCGATAATGCGGCGTCGATGAGTCATTGGATGAGTGCTAGTTATCCGGACTTTGAAAACGTATGACATTAAGAAATTTTATTGCCATTGATTTAGAACTTAACCAACCTAGTAACAAAATTATACAAGTTGGAATTGCTATTGGTAACATCAAACAACTACCAACAGACTATGTTGTCCATAAATGGTATATTGATCCAAAAGAACCAATTGACGATTTTATAGTAGGGCTTACTGGTATTACTGACAGTGATATACGAAGTAATTGTGTAAGTCATCAGACTGTGGCAGAAGAACTTGATCGATTAATCAAACAATATCAACCATGGCTAAATGCTGTTACTTGGGGATTTAACGATTGTGATGTACTAAGAAAAGAATTTGAACAACACAACGTAGAGTTTAAACATTTTGGCGGTCGTTATATTGACGTAAAAACCATATATAATTTCCTACAATTCAGTCAGGATCAGTCTCCAAAAGGTGGGTTAAAAGATGCTATGACTATAAAAGAAGTTTATTTTGATGGATTGGAACACCGAGCCGACATAGATGCTCAAAATACATTAAAGTTGTTTTTTGGATTAATGCATCAACAATCCAAAATGTTTGACTTATTATCAAAAGAAAGTTATAATAACTAAATTACAATTAAGGAATAAAACATGGGATACGATCCAAAAGCAACACTGATTAAAAAAGAGTTAAAAGTATTAGCCAACGGCGATAAGTTTTTTTTAAAACTTATGAAAAATGCTATTGAGCAAAATAATAAACAATCAAGTTTTAAGAAAGCAAAATCTTAATAAGGATAACTGATGGGTAAATTTTATTCAACAAAAACATATGGTCATAACATTGGTCTATCAGCATGTTTTAGACAACCTAATGCTGATCATTCACACTGTCATTTACTACATGGTTACAGTCTACAGTTTAAGTTTACATTTGCATGTGATCACTTAGACAATAAGAACTGGGCAGTGGACTTTGGCGGACTTAAACAGATTAAGAAATGGTTAGAAGATCACTTTGATCACAAGACTGCTATTGATAAAGCAGACCCACACTTAGATAAGTTCTTAGAATTACAAGAATTAGATCTAGCAGAGATTGTGGTAATGGATGGTGTTGGTGCGGAGAAGTTTGCGGAACACGCATTTAACTTTGCGGACAAACTAATCAGAGAACAATCAAACAATCGTTGTTGGGTACATTCGGTAGAGTGTGCTGAGCATGGTGCTAACTCTGCCATATACGAGGGACAACAATGAGTCTATTAGCAAAATCAATAGTAAAAAATAAGTGTTGGGTAGTTGAGGACAATGGAAATAAAATTGGAACTATCTTAGCAAATCAAAAAGGTGTAGTTTATACACATGATGAAACAAAAGAACAATTTTCTAGTTTTAAGTTACTTAGTGATAGATACAACATTGTTGTAGAAAAAAATAGATCTAAGGTTAAACAAGAAGTCATCGAGGTTTATGGGTATCCTTGTAGCCATAATGCTCAAAACATCCTTTGGGACGTTCCTAAAAAGTTGCCAGTGTTTACTAAAGGACGTAAATCAAAAAGTTTCTTTTGTGCCGGATACTACATTGTTAAATTTAATAATGGATGGGTTAAAAGTTATTGTCCTAAACTAATCACTCTTAATAGATATCCTTATGCTGGACCGTATAAAACACAACAAGAAATGTTAGAAAACTTAAGAATTGCTAATGGAGCATTACATGGAACAACAATTAAGCCTTCACCTGAAGAAATTTAATGAACGTATTAAGGTTATGAATCAAACTAATGCTAAAGAATTAGTACTAAACCGACTCGACGCACAAAATTTACATTCGGAAATCTTTGAACTACTAAACAAAATTTCATCTTTAGTTGAAACAAAAAAAGAAGAACAAACAGTAAAGATGAACCTCGATGGTGGAACATTTTAAATAAACTACTCTGTTAATTGGCATAAATAATATGTAGAAGATGGAGAATATATTAACATATGAGTAGACCTAAACCAACAGTTTTGTTAGAACACGTAAACAAAAGCACTTACAAAAGTGAGCAAGTGTTAAGTAGCGAAGGTATTTGGGCTGTTTTTTATGAAGGCAAACCAATTAATCTTAAGACACAAAACGTGCTAGTAGCCTATCCAGGACCAAAATATAAAAAAGTATCTTTTAGTAATCCTGGTCACGCTGTTAACTTGGCGAAAAAACTTAACAAACTGTTTAAAGAAGAAAAATTTAGTGTAGTTCTTCTCAAAGAAGGCAACACAATTTACCCATAGTATGTCACGTACTGCTGAATCGTTACAGGTTATCTGGCAGAAAAAATTTCAAGAAGAATACAAGTTAAACCCATTTCTAGCCACTAAAGATACATTGGTTTATAATAAGTTAGATAATCCGGCAACCTGGTGGCATAACCCAGTAAACCCAAACAGTCTCAGATTAACACAAAACTCTTACCAAGTACTAATAAAAAGTAAAGTAAAATCATATAAGTTTGAACTCAAAGACAAAATTAAACCCAAAGCATTTGTTCAATTAGAACGGTACTTTACCAGTCCTTATTATATACTAAATGCTCGTCGACTAGTAGTTTTTGGGGAAGTTGAGTCAATGATGTTGGCTCTACACGCAGGAGATCTTCATCAATATCTTGACAATCAAGACAAATGATTATATAATTTAATTATGAAGATCGCACGACTAGGTTTATTAATTGCGGCCATATTATGGTTAATACTGTCAATGGTCAGCATAGTATGGGCTGATGAATTAGAAAAGAAATACGAGAAAGACAGCCTCAAGGAAAAGAAAACATTTGAAGAAATTGTAGCAGACACTCTTACCTTTGAAGAATACGCCGAATGGACTGCTATTCGACAAAAGTTTGAATCTAAAGCAAATAAAGAAAATGAACAGCAATTGGCCTGTGTAGCAAACAGTAACCATCCTAAACAATGCGTTGATCCACACTGGTGCTTATATCCTAGTAATGAAAAAAAAGACGAGTGTGTTAAATATAATATCAAAAAAGGATTGTTTTAATGAATCAAGAATCTAAACTAATATGGTGGACAAAATGGCTCAGTACTTTTGGTGCTGTAGGTTGTTCACTTGCCTCAAGTTTAGACTGGTATCCACTTAATGTCTGGTTAGGTTGGGCCGCTGGTGTGGGCTGGACCTATGTGGCTTGGCGTTGGCGTGAATGGTCATTGATCACAATTAATCTCTTACTCACACTAGTATACGGCTTTGGAGTTATTCGTAGTTTATTCATTGGTTGACTTTTAAACCAAAACCATCTATAATAATAACTGTCAATTAAGTTTGAGGGTGGGCGGTTATGAGTAAAAAATTAGAATCAGTTTTTAAAGATCTTTTAAAGATGCCTTACTTTGAAAATGAAAGAGCAAGATCTGGAAAAACTATCAATGGGCATGAAGATGCTATTGCTGTTAGATTTGAAGATAACAGTTTTAAAAAACTAAACAACGATGAATATCCTAAGTTAGGAAAAACTATTAAAGATAAATGGATTAAAAATGATCTAGCATTTGATTGGCTTAAAGATAAGTCTGATACAAATTACAAATCTCAACCGAATCAAACATTTGACACAATGCCTTTAGGTAGTTTTTTAGAACAGCCAGGAGGTAGTCAAAGTTTTCCTGACTTCTTAGTTAGAGACTTTGATGGGAGGTTCCTAGCAGTTGAAGCAAAAAGTGGTCGTGATGGTAGATGCCCAATGTGGAACGATAACGTACCAAAACAAAATGCTATCTATATATTAAGTTCAGGACTATTAAATCAAACAACAGTATTCTTAGGTAAAGATGTTATCACAGAAGATGCTTATCATTTAATGGAACAACAAGAAAAAGAAATTGCTAAAATAGTCAAAAAGTATAATAATCTAATGGAAGACGCTGACAATCATAATCGTGGTTGGATACAGAAAAGTCGTAAGCAACATTTTCAAGGTGGTGGTATGGAAAAGACTAATTATTTTGAACATGAGGATCGAAAACACTGTGAAGAAAATGTATTGGAGTTTGTACGTTGACATTAAAGCCAGTTAATCTACATCTTGACAGTGTTACTATCAATGACATTGAAGATCATAAAAATATTACTACGGCAGAATTACGTAAAGATTTAGACAATTTAAACAAGTTTGATGCTGATACTAATGCCAATAACTTTGCTGGTAATCCATTCTTATATCATCATCAATTTAAAAACTTACTTAAATGTCGTAGACAAGATGGTAAAACTATATATGATATTTGGAATGACAAGACTGAATGGGATAAACTTATAGAACAAACTAAGATACGTAACAGAGGTGGTAGAACTGCCGCAGGTAATGTGTTTGAATGTTTTCGTATTAATCTAGGATCAGTTGTTATGTTTAAATCAACAACTGCCAAATATCTTTATAAAAAATACAATGCTAAAAGTGTATTAGATCCAACAGCAGGTTGGGGTGGACGTATGCTAGGTGCTTGGTCATTGGGTATTAACTATACTGGTATTGATACTAATATAGAAATGATTCCTGCGTATGAGTCAATGATAGAATTCTTAAATGCTGAAACTGGATTTGATAATGCCCTATTTGAAATTGATAACGGTTCAGAATTAAAAATGATTTGGCAGAGTTGTTTGGATGTTGACTTTAGTAAAATTGACTATGATTTTGTATTAACCAGCCCACCTTATATTAATTTAGAAATATATGAACACATGGACTTATGGGATAGTGATACAGCATTTTATAAAGAGTTCTTTATACCATTATGGCAAAAGTGTGTAGACAATATTAAAAAAGGTGGGCATGTTTGTTTTAACATCAGTCCTAAAATGTATGAAGATGCTGTTAAAAATGGATTAACACCCTGTGATGACGAAGAAGATCTAAAACAACAAATGGGTCAACGTAGCGAAAGTCTTAAAAAAGGTAAGAAGAAACAGGATAAAATTTATATTTGGAATTGTTAAAATTTTGGTTGACAACTAAACCAAAAGAGTCTATAATGTTTTGCAAGTGGTAGAGTTCCGTTGCGGTGGCGTCCACTTTAAAAAAACGCAGTTGACGCAGACAACTTTACAGTCCTAGTTTACTGTCTATAACTTAAACTAGGCATTCATAAAAATCTCATACCCCCGACCGCGAACCGGGGGTATTTTTTTGGCTAGTGTAAGGAAACTATACTACATCTTGTGGTTTTACAAAATACTCTTGACATTTACCACAAGATGTAGTATAATTATATCATAATTACAATAATTTTAAGGAGAATACAATGAGTAATTGGCAAGAATTAGGTCGTGATGTAACTAAACTAAGACACAAAGTTGATGATCTAGATAAATCCTGGGAACAAGTTGATCGAAAACTTAATGAATTGGTCCAACTAGCAGAATTTGCTAGACTACTTACCTATGTGGCTATTATCGCTGTAATGACAACTCTGTTGCTTAATCAATATTTTGGTTGACATTTTGGTAAAATGACTCTATAATAGTAGTTAGAAAGTTAGATAAGGAGCAGACACAATGGGTTTAGATATGATGGCATACAGTAAAGCAAGAGCAACTAGCAAAAACACTAGAGAACTCAGTGCTTGGAGAAAACATCCTAACTTACATGGTTGGATGGAACAGTTATATCGTGAGAAGGGTGGCACTGAAGAGG